TGGAATGCGGAGGGGGCGTACGAGCGGGGGCATGCCTGATGGGGATGGCGCCCGCCCGCACAGAGACAAAGTATTCGGTCAAGGACGAAGAGCGGTTAATTGCGGCGATTCATGAGCCCGCGATCAAGGACGACCTGCTGGCGTTCGTGAAGTTTATCTATCCGTGGGGGAAGCCGGGCACGCCGCTGGAGCACTACCACGGCCCGCGCATCTGGCAAGCGGAGGACCTGCGGGAGATCACGGCGCATCTGCACGCGCAACAGACGGTGCGGGAGGCCCGTGGAGTCCCGGCGATGTTCCGCAAGGCCACGGCGTCGGGGCGCGGCTCAGGGAAATCGGCGGAGGTGGCCTGGCTCGCGCATTGGATGATGAGCACGCGGCTGGGGTCAACGACGATTGTGACTGCCAACACCGAAATGCAGCTCAAGAGCCGGACGTTTGCGGAGTTGACGAAGTGGGTGACCCTGGCGCTGAACGCGCATTGGTTCGACTTGACCGTGCTCTCCATGCGGCCCGCGCCGTGGTTTGAGCGGGCGATCAAGGACGCGCTGCAAATTGATACGGGCTATTATTATTGCCAGGGGCAGTTGTGGAGCGAAGAGAATCCCGATGCGTTCGCGGGGGTGCATAATCCGCTCGGCGTAGCGGTGATCTTCGATGAAGCCTCCGGGATTCCCGCGCCGATCTTTTCCGTGACGGAAGGCTTTTTCACCGAGCCGGTCGTCGATCGCTATTGGCTGATCTACTCCAACCCCCGCCGCAATTCAGGCGGCTTCTACGATTGCTTTCACACGCATCAGGCGCACTGGCGGTTGCGGCATCTGGACGCCCGGACCGTCGAAGGCACCGATCCGAAAATCTATGCGGGCCTGATCGATAAGCACGGGATCGAGTCCGATGTGGTGCGCGTGGAGGTGTTGGGCCAGTTTCCGAATCAAGGGGCGCATCAGTTCATCACCTCCTCCGCCGTGCAGCAGGCGCAAGCGCGGGTCTTGGAGCCTGATCCCGGCGCGCCGCTCCTCATGGGCGTCGATGTGGCGCGGTTCGGGCTGGCGGCGACCGTCGTGCGCTTTCGCCAGGGCCGCGACGCCCGCTCGATCCCGCCCGTGGTGCTCAAGCAGCGCGACAATATGGCGGTCGTCGAGGAATTGGCGCACTTGATCACCCGCTATCGCCCGGAGCTGGTGGCGATCGACATCGGCCAGGCAAGCGGCGTGATTGACCGCTTGCGCGAGTTAGGGTATAAAGTGCATGAAGTCTGGTTCGGCAAAGCCGCGAGTCAACCGGAATATGCCAATGTGCGGACGGAAATTTGGGCGCGTCTCCGTGACTGGCTGGGTGGCGGCTGCCTCGACCACGATCCCCGTCTCTTCGGCGATCTCACTGCGCCGGAATATCATTTCTACGGCAAAGCGCAAGACGCCCTCATGCTCGAATCCAAAGAATCGATGGAAGATCGCGGCCTGCCCTCGCCAGATCACGGCGACGCGCTGGCCCTCACGTTCGCGTTCCCGGCGGCGCGGCGGGATCTCCCGGCGTCGGCGCGCCGGCGCGTCCGCCAGGCGGCGGATGTGGACTATGCGTTGTTCGATGACGGAGGGCGCAGATGAGTAGCGGCGTGCATTGGGCCGAATGGATTGTGCCGATCGTGGGGGCGCAGCACGCGCTGTACAATGCCGCCGCGCAAGGCGCGGGAGCCCCGGACGCCAAACTGACCACGCCGGATTCCAAACAAGACAAGATCAATGCGGCGACCGAGGCCGCCGAGGCCCGCGACGCCGACCAGCGCCAACGCCTTGGCGACCAAGCGGCGGAAGAAGAATCCCGACGCGCCCTCTTGCAACCGGATCGCGTGCGCGACCGTGCAGCGGCGAGCGCGAGTCTCTTGGGCCAGACCGGACGCCGACGGACGGCGAGCCAGTATTTGGCAGGAGTCTAAGCGATGAGCGCCTTGTTCAATCCGCCCTCCACCCCGACGCTGCCGCCCGCGCCCGCCCCTCCACAGCTCACTGATCCTGCGGTGCAATCACGGGCAGATGAGGAGCGGCGGGCACGCCAGGCGGTCGGACGGGCGTCGCAATTCATGACGACCCCACAACATCAACTCGATGCCGGCCCGTCACGGCGGGCCGAGCTGGGAGGGACCTGATGCTACTTCGACAACCGACGACACCCGGACATCCGCCGCGCCTCGCGGTGCATCTTGAGCGAACGATCGACCGGCGCGCGGACCTGCCCGGCGTGCCGACACAGGTGTACGATCGGTTTGCGATGGACGACAATGATCGGCCACGGAGACTGGATCGTGCCTCTCTCGTGGAGACGCAGGAGGACGCCGTCGCCCGACCGCTGCCCCAGACCCTCCGGTATCGCTTTCCATATGCGCGCTCACGCAGGAGCCAGATTGTCTGGCGTAGCGGGATCGTGCGGGTGCATCCAGGTCCGTTGTGATCACGATGATCGCCTCACGCGACGAAGAACTCGCCCACGGGATTCTCAAGGAACAAGAGCATGCCGCCGGGCTGCGTGGGCAATGGGAATTCTTGTGGGAACAGATTGCGCGGCGCATTTTGCCGTCCTATGTTCTGCAATTCAGCGGACAGAATCGCTCGGAACAATATCCAGGGCAACCGTTTACGGAAGAGATGGTCGATGCGACCGGCGCGAACGCGCTGATGCGCTTCGGGGCGGTGATGGAATCGATGCTCACGCCGCGCAGTACGACGTGGCACGTCTTGGAACCGTCCGATGCCGTCCTCCTGAAAGATCGGGCGACCCGTCTCTGGTTTGAAGAGGCGACGCGGATGCTGTTTCGGCTGCGCTATGCGCCGACCGCGAATTACGCCAGCCAGAAACATGAAGACTATCTGATGCTGGGTGCGTTCGGGACGGGCGCGCTCTACATCGATGCGCTACGCGGGAAGCGCGAGCGCGGCTTGCGCTATCGCGCCGTGCATCTCGGCCAAAACTACTTCATGGAAAACCATCAAGGGTTAATCGATACGAACTATCGCCGGTTTCCCTACACGGCGCGGCAAGCCGTGCAGCACTTCGGCGCGGACCGCCTCCCCGAGACGATCGTCAAAGATGCCGAGGACGGCGTGCGGAGCCAAAAGATCCATTGGTTTGTGCATAAAGTCGCGCCACGCCCGGAGGCGGAGTACGACCCGGACCGGGTGGATGCGGCGGGGATGCCGTGGAAAGAGTGCTACGTCTCCGTGACGGAAAAGCGCTTGGTGTCGGAAGGCGGCTTCTTTACCTTCCCCTACGCCATTTCGCGCTACATGACGACGCCGGGCGATACCTACGGGCGCTCGCCCGCGCTGCTGGCGCTGCCCTCAATCAAGACGTTGAATGAAATCAAGAAGACGCTGCTCAAACAAGGCCATCGCAGCGCGGACCCGATTCTGCTCGCGCACGACGACGGCGTGCTCGATAGCGTGTCGCTCAAGCCGGGGTCGCTGATTCCCGGCGGCATCACCGCAGACGGCCGTGCACTCATTCAGCCGCTCCCCATCGGCAATCCGATCGCGGGCAAAGATCAAGCCGACGAAGAACGCCGGACCATCAACGATTTCTTTCTGGTGACGCTGTTCCAGATTCTCGTCGAGACGCCGGAGATGACGGCGACCGAAGTGGTGGAGCGGGCGCGGGAGAAGGGCTCCCTGCTCTCCCCCACGATGGGCCGACAACAGTCGGAATCGCTCGGTCCGCAGATCGAGCGCGAGATCGATCTCGCGGTGCGCCTGAAATTCCTGCCCCCCATGCCGCCCGCCTTGGTCGAGGCGGGTGGGGCCTACAACATTCGCTACGACTCCCCGCTCTCGCGCATGGCGCGGGCCGAGGAAGCCTCCGGCGGACTCCGCACGATCGAATCGGCGTTGAGTGTGGCCGAGAAAACACAGAACATGGAACCGCTGGATCATTTCGATTGGGATACGATCATCCCGGAATTGGCCGACATCAACGGCATGCCGGTGCGCTGGCGGAACTCCATGCCGAAAGTCCTGGCGTTGCGGCAAGGACGAGCCAAGCAGGCGGAGATGCAATCGATGATCGAGGCCGCCCCCGCCGCGAGCAATATGCTCAAGACCTTGATGCCGACACCACCGGCAGGGAGGGCCTAATGCCGCTAAAACATTCCTCCAGCGCATCGGCGTTTGTGACGAATGTAAAAGCGGAATTGCACGCAGGCAAATCGCGCAAACAAGCCGTGGCGATCGCCTATCGCGTGAAACGGAGCGCGGCATCCAAAAAAGGGAAGACGTGACCCTGATTCAGCAGGCACGTGAATGGCTCCGCACACGCCACACGGCCTATCAGCGCCTCTTTCTCGGCCACGGGATCGATACGGATCTGGTGCTCCAGGATTTGGCGAAATTCTGTCGGGCGCACGTGAGCACGTTCCACGTGGAACCGGCGATGTCGGATCGCTTGGATGGGCGACGAGAAGTATGGTTGCGCATCTCGCATCATCTCCACTTGACCGACGAACAACTCTGGGACATCTACGGCAACAAATCTCTCACGAAGGAGTAGCACATGTCTGATGAAACCACTGGGACTGGGGCCGCGACCACCACCACCCCGACAACGACAACAGCAGCCGCGACCACCACGCCCGCCGTCAGTACGACCGGCTTTGATTGGAAAGCCGTCGGCGTCGATGACGCGGGGCTGAATCTCGTGAATGATCGGCAATGGAAAACGCCCGCCGATCTGCTCAAGTCCTATACGAACCTGGAAAAGCTGACCGGCGTGCCCGCCGACAAGTTGATTCGGGTGCCGAAGGACAACGATCCGAAGGCCTGGGACGAAGTCTACGCGAAGCTCGGTCGTCCAGACGCCGCCGACAAATACGTGATTCCGGTGCCGGACGGCCAGCCGAAAGAGTTTGCCGGGGAAGCGGCGAAATGGTTTCATGAAGCGGGGTTGCCGCAATCCGCCGTCACCAAGATTGCCGAGAAGTGGAATGGCTTCGTCGAGGCGCAACAGAAGGCGGCACAGGAGAAACAGGCGCAAGAGCAGCAAATCCAAGTCAATGCGTTGAAGAAGGCATGGGGCGCAGACTATGACAAGCAAGCCCAGGTGGTGGATCGGGCGGCGGAAACATTCGGCATGACGCAAGAACACTTGAGCGCGCTCAAGCAGGTGCTCGGGCCGAAGGCCGCGATGGAATTTCTCCATAAGATCGGGAGTAAGATCGCCGTCGAAGCGACGGGCGATCCGGCAGGGATGAACCAGCGCGGAGACTTTGCGATGACGCCAGAACAAGCCAAGGCCAAGATCAGCCAACTCAAACATGACAAGAGTTTCGCGCAGTTGTTCGTCAGTCAAGACCCGAAGCAGCGCATGGACGCCAGGGCCGAGATGGACCGGCTCCATAAGTTGGCCTATCCCGGTGTCACAGATTACAGCGGGTCGCCATCGAGGGCTTGACACGTCGCCCCGCGTCCCTGTACACTCCGTACTAGACACGATACGTACTGGCGTATCATTGTCGCCGATGTGCTCCACGGGGAAACCCGACCGACGGCTCAATGATTGTTGCCAGTACAACAATCGGCGAGCCGTTCGTGTTTGTGGTGGTTAACCGACTCCCTCTCCACGTCGCCCAAAAGAAAAGAACGCCCTCAGAGCGGGTCTCGGAGCTTTCACCGCATCGCTGGTAGGTGCGGGCTTTCTCTCCTCCGCGACCGACGAACGGCGCGACCGTCTCTGAGCTGAACCCGCTCTATGAATGGGTTCGGAGGGAAAAAGAAAGCGAAGCTCTGCTTAATTGGTTTTTTTGCATGGAGGTGTGGCATGCGCTGGATACTGGTGGTCGTGTTGCTCTTATGGTGTGGGGCGGCGTCCGTGTCCGCGCAAGTCGGGTCCGCCTCTGAGCGATTGCAGTTTCAGGATGCGTTGCGCGATCCGGTGGCGGCAGACATGCTGAATCGGTCCACGCCCCTAGCGGAACTGGACGCGGCGCTGCTTGCGGAATCTGATCGACGCGAATGGTCCGCCAATGAGGACATTGGACGCGCCTTGTCGCACCATCGCGCCGAGACCGACCGATGGGCGCGAGATTTTGAAGAGGACATGCGGCGCAGAACTGAGCGCCAGAATCGGGCGTTCGAGGGGGAGTTGCGTCGGTCTCCGCCCGCGTCGCGCCAGTAACACTTGACAGTTCGTGACCGTTGCGGTACATAGTGCGCTAGCTTCGGAAGCTACCTGTGCGGTGGTCGAAGCGACTGTGCCAGCACAGGGTCCATCCAGTGCGGATGGGAAGCCCAGTTCAATGAGTCTTTCATTGCAACAGGAGGTTTCCCATGTCGCTCAATATCCCCGATCATTACACCATCAGTTTTTCTACCAACGTGATGCTCTTGCTGCAACAGAAAGGCAGCAAGTTGCGGAACACCGTGACCGAGGGTGGGTACGTCGGTAAACAGGCCTCGCCGGTCGATCAGATCGGTAAAGTCGAAATGCAGCAAGTGACGAATCGGTTTGCGCCGATGCCCCGCGTTGATGCGGCGGTTGATCGTCGGTGGGTCTCGCCGACCGACTACGATCTGCCACAGCTCATCGATACCTTCGATAAGTTGCGACTCCTGACAGAACCAGAATCCAGCTACACGCAGAATGCGGTGTTCGGGGCCGGTCGCAAGATCGACACGTTAATCTTACAGGCCACGACCGGGACCGCAAAGACGGGCGAACAAGGTGCGACCAGCACTGTGTTTACGGCGGCCAACGAAGTCGATGTAGCGGTCGGCGGCGCAAACAGCCGTGCCAATGTGGCGAAGCTGTTGGCCCTCAAGGAATTGATGCAGTCCAACTTCGTCGATTTCGACATCGAGGAAGTCTATTGTCCCATGACGGCGAAGGACAATTCCTCGCTGTTGAACGAAGTCCAGATCATCTCCTCAGACTTTAACGGCCAAGACAAGCCCGTGCTGAAGGAGGGCCGCGTGGATCGGTTCCTCGGTATCCAGTTCATCCATTGCGAATTGACCGAAGCGGTCATGGCGGGATCGAGCGAAGTCACGGTGCCCGTGTGGTGTAAGAGCGGGATGCACCTCGGTATCTGGAACGACATCCAGACCGAAATTTCTCGTCGCAACGATTTGCGCGGCATTCCGTGGCAATCCTATGTCACGGTCTCGTTGGGCGCGACGCGCCTTGAAGAGAACAAGGTGTACGCATTCGAATCCTTCCGCTAATCTGAACCGTTGAGCAAAAGGAGACTGTTATGGCTATCGATCTCACACTAAAGGGGACGGCGATCACCAACCGGGAAGCCACCCCGCCCGTCTTGAACAATCCCGGTCTCGGGGAAGCGGCAGTCGAGAAATGTGTCGTCGGTCATCTGGCGTCCGTGACGGCTGCGCTCAGCGCGACATCGGTCATTCGATTGGTCGAAGTGCCGTCGAATGCCGTGGTCACGCAAGTGATGTTTCAGAGCGCTGCCCAAGCGGGCGGGACGTTCGACATCGGTGTGTACCGCAATAACAAGGACGGAGGGGCCGTCGTCGATGCGGACTTCTTCGCCACCGCCGTGGCCGTGACATCGGCGGTCGTCTTGACCGATGTGACGAACGAATCCACGACCTACACCATCGCCAAACAGAGTCAAGCACTCTGGCAGGCGTTGGGCATGACCAGCGATCCGAAATCCACGCTGGATATTGCGTTGACCGTGGCGACCGACATCACGACCGGCACGGGCGCGGTGGGGCTGAAGGCCCGCTACGTCCAGTAATCACATCCGGCGCGGGAGCGGCTGCGGCTGCTCCCGCACAGTGAGGATTGTATGGCAGACCGATTTTATTCGGTGGTCCTCGGCGAACAGCTTCCGTCGCAGGTGACGGAAGGGGGCTCGACCTCCTCGGAGGCGATTGAGTTGCGCGTGAACGATACCGTATACGCCAACAAGAAAGAAGTCCTGCTCGGACTGGACGCGATCAAGAACTACATCATCACGAGAGAAACGCGGCCCATCGCGTAAGAGGGGCCGATGGCCACCAGCAACGTCTCGATTTGTAACCTGGCGTTACAAAAGTTGGGGGCCGCTCGCATTGCGTCGCTGTCCGATGACAGCAAGAACGCCCGCGAGTGTAATGCCTGCTTCGAGCATCTGCGCGATGCGGAACTTCGCACGAATAAGTGGAAGTTCACCCTGAGCCGGGCCGTCCTCGCGCCGTCGTCTACCACCCCCGCGTTCCTCTATAGCCAAGCCTTTCCGCTCCCAACCGACTGTTTGCGCCCACTCTATCCGTCTCGTCTCGGCCTGGATTGGAAGGTGGAAAATCATGAGGGCGTGGCGTCACTCCTGACCAACGACGGGAATTCGATCCAGCTCCGCTACATCAAGCGGGTGACCGATCCGACGCTCTTCGATCCGCTCTTTGTCGAGGCGCTGGCGTGTCACATCGCGTTGCATCTCTGCGAATCCCTTACACAATCCAATAGCAAGAAAGAGGCCGCTGAACGCGCCTACCTATACAGCATTCGGGAAGCGCGGCGGATGAACGCCATCGAAATCGGCATCCCCAAACAACCCGTCGATGAATGGCTGTTGGCTCGGAGGATCGGGCAATTGGTCAATTCCGAATGGGGCGATGAGTAGGCATGTCGAGTGCGGCTCCGCTGCAAGCCAACTTCAACGCGGGCGAGCTGGACCCTCGGATGGTGGGCCGGGTCGATTACGAACGGCTCCGCAGCGCCCTCGTCGTCTGTAAGAATCAGATCCCGCGTGTGACCGGCTCGCTGCCTCGCCGACCGGGTACCTACCATTGCGATGAGGTGCGGGACTCCACGAAGCAGACCCGCCTCATCAAGTTCAAGTATTCCACGCTGCAAGCCTACGTGCTGGAATTCAGCGATCAGGCGATCCGCTTCAAGAAGAACGGGGGACCGATCCACGATCTCTCGCTGACGATCACCAATATCACACAGGCCAACCCCGCCGTCCTGACCTATACCGGTACCGACCCCGCCAACGGCGATCATGTCGATGTGTCGGGCGTCGTCGGTATGACGCAGGTGAACGGACGACGGTTCAAGGTCGCCAACGTCAATGGGGGGGCCAATACGTTTGAACTGCAAACCGTGGACGGCGCGAACGTCAATAGCGTCACCTTCTCGACCTATACCAGCGGCGGAGTGGCGGAACGGGTCTATCAGATCAGCAGTCCCTATCTCGAAGCGGATCTGTTTCAAATCAAGGTGACGCAAGCGGCGGATACACTCTATCTTTGGCACCCGGATTACGATGAGCGGACCTTGACCCGTTCGAGCGACACCACGTGGACCTTGGCGACGACGGTGCGAATCGATGGCCCATACTTGGCGGAGAATACGACCGCCACGACCTTGACGCCAAGTGCGTTCGCGCCCGGTGCGGGCGTGACACTCACGGCCTCGGCGGTCACCGGCATCAACCAGAACCAAGGCTTTCAGACGACCGATGTCGGACGCTTGATACGGATCAAGGAAGGCTCGATCTGGGGCTATGTGCAGATCACCGCCAGGACCTCGACCACCGTCGTCACGGTCACGATCATCAACAGCCTGACGAACGTCAACGCGAAGACCAAGTGGCGGATGGGGCTCTATTCGGACACGACGGGCTATCCGGCCTGCGGGACCTTCTATGGGGATCGACTCTATCGCGGCGGAGTCCCTGAGCAACCGGATCGGCTCGACGGCTCGAAGGTGGGGGACTACTTGAATCTGGCGACAACGGAGGTTGATGGCAGCGTGACCGATGAGCACGCGGTTTCACGGCGCCTGAACGAAGACGATGTGCAGGCGGTGCGCTGGATGCGCGGGACCGGCAATGGGTTGATCGTCGGGACGCTCGAAGGGGAATGGCTGGTGTCGCCCTCGACGAATACGGAAGCGATCACGCCGACGAACATCGACGCCAAGATGTCCACGCCCTACGGAAGCGCCGATATTCAGCCCGTCAAGGCCGGGACCGCCATTGTCTACGTCGAGGCGGGCAAGCGGCGCGTGCGCGAGGCGCAGTATCAATACTACGACAATCTCTTGCAAGTGCTGGACATGACCGTGCTCTCCGAGCATGTTACGAAGGGCGATTACGATCCGGCTGACCCGGAGGCAGGGGCGTCCACGCCGGCGCGGTCTGGCGTCGTGGAATTGGCGTATCAACGGAAACCCATCCCGGTCATCTGGGCCGTGCGACGGGACGGGGTGTTGATCGGTAATACGTACAGCAAGGACGAGAAGGTGACGGGGTGGCACCGGCATGTACTGGGCGGGTGGAGTAATGCCGGGAAGACGGCCCCCGCCGAAGTTGAGTCCTGTTGTGTGATTCCCTCGTCCGATGAGGTCTACGACGAACTCTGGTTGGTGGTAAAGCGGTATATTAACGGGCGCACCGTGCGCTACAACGAATTTCTGACGTTGCCGTGGGAGCAAGGGGATGCGCGCGAAGATGCCTTCTTCGTGGATAGCGGCCTGACGTATGACGGCTCGCCGGTGACGATGATCACCGGGCTCTATCATCTGGCCGGTGAAACCGTGCAACTCTTGGTCGATGGAGCGACGCATCCTGATGTGGTGGTCAGTGCGACCGGCGCGATCACATTGACCCATCCCGCCTCGGTGGTGCAGGTAGGCTATGCCTATCAGAGCGATGGACAATGTTTCCGATTTGATGCAGGCGCGGAAGATGGGACGGCGCAAGGGAAGACCCAGCGTATGCACAAGGTGATCTTCCGGCTCTATGAATCGCTGGGCTTAGAGGTGGGACCCTCGTTCAACTCGATGGATGCCCTGCCATTTCGGAGCGCCGACGATCCAATGGGCAGTCCGCCTCCGCTCTTTACCGGCGACAAGGACGATTTCACCTGGGACGGCGATTACTCAACGGAGAATTATGTATGTTGGCGATTTGCGACCACGCAGCCGGGCGAGATCTTGGCGATCATGCCGCGCCTACACACGCAAGATGCCCGGTAGACATTGTGCCGTTTGAACCGTGGCACCTGGACTGGCTGACGGAGACGACGGCGCAAGCGTGGTTGGGGAAAGACTTGGCCTATGGACGCATGCTGAAATCAGCAGGCTCCTGTTACACGGCTTTTGCTGGCGCGCAGGTCATTGCCTGTGCGGGGGCGTTTCAGGTATGGGACGGACGGGCGCAGGCCTGGGCCATGCTTTCGACCAGCCTGCCCCAGTACGTGCTGAGTGTGCATCGAGCCGTCAAACGATTTCTGGACGATTATCAGGTGCGGCGCGTGGAATGTACCGTCGATCCGCGCTCCAAACTGGCGGTCCGCTGGGCTGTGCGGCTGGGGTTCTCCTACGAAGGCACCATGCCAGGCTACACGCCGCAGGGAGACACGATGGATTTGTACGCGAGGGTGCGATGGCGGTAGCGATTCCGATCATGATGGCGGCGGGCGCGGCGGTCTCGGCCTATGGGGCCATACAACAGGCCAATGCCCAGAAGTCGGCAGCGGCGTTCAACGCCAGCCTCAATGAACGCAATGCACTGGTGGCGACGCAGCAAGCCACGGCGGAGGCGGAGCGGATTCGCCACTCGGCGGCACGGACGCAAGGCGCAGCGGTCGCTCGCTTCGGGGCGTCAGGGCTGACGATCGAGGGCTCGGCGCTCGATGCCTTGGCGGACAGCGCTGCCAATGCCCAATTGGATATGGAGACGGTGAAGTATCGTGGCACCTTGCGAGCGATGGGCTATCACGATAGCGCCACACTGGATCGGATTGCCGGGAAGACCGCTGAAGAACAAGGTCAGCTCCGCGCTGCCAGCGAAGTCTTAACTGGCGTCGGGAGGGCCGGAGCCACGTACGCCGCTGGCACGCGGAGGTTCCCAGACAGTAACACCTATGTATACTAAGGAAGTTTGATGCCGCGTATTCCACTCTATGAACAGCAGTATTCCACTGAGGCCGGCATCCCGGCTCGCCAAGCCTCGCCTACCGATCTCGGCGGGACGGGCACGCTGGAAGTCGGGCGCGCCGTACAATCGCTCGGGCAGGATCTCGGCTATGCCCAGCGACAGATGCAAATTGCCTCGTCGCAGCGCGCCGTGTCCGATGTGTATACGGCCCTGTCGATGTTCCGGGGCGAATATACGAAGAAGGCCTTCGCGCTCGAAGCCAAAGCCGACCCCGCCGATACGACCATCGCCAATCAATTCCTGTTTGGGTCGGAGACGGATGACGCCGAGCCTGCAGAGGGGAGCCTGAAGTGGGCCTTGGATGCCTACCGTGCGAAGGTGCAGGACCCACAAGCCTTGCAAGCCTTTGACCGTGGCGCGTCCGATCTGACCGAGCGGTTTACGGTGCATTTCGCGCAGGTGCAGTCGCGCATGGCCGGGGTGTACGCCAAGCAGCAAGCCGAGCGCATGGTCAATGCCGCACAGGATAATCTCCAAACCGATCCCTCGCAGTACACAGACGTACTCCAATCCACGCTGGCAGCCGTCGATGATCCGCACGGCATTTATGCCAGGATCTCAGCCGAGCAACGCGAACCCATCAAGCGTGCCATTCACGAACAGTTGGCGAGCAGCACCGTGCGCGGCATGATCCGAGACGCGCCAGACCATGCCCTGCACTCGCTGGAACGGGGTGAATGGGACCGCGAAGTGACGGGCGAGCAAAAGATCGTGCTGATGCAGGCGGCGCAGACCGCGATCCATGCCAAAGATGTCGCTGAACGGCAACGTCTTGCCGAGGAGAAACGACAGCTTGAAGAGTTGCGGCATCAGACCGACAGGAATCTGACGGCCAAGTATTTTCTGCATCTCGACAATCCAGGCAATCCGCAGTTCCCGCCGGTGACCGCGACGGAAGTCGCACGAGAAATGGCGGCTGGGCAATTGGATGGCGCGGTCGGGCGGGCGCTGATCAATATGATGCAGGCCGACGCGCACGAGCGCACGCTGAAGAGAGATAATGCAACCTACTGGGACCTGTTTCTGCGTACTACGCTCCCGTGGGGGCATCCGAATAAGCTCACGTCCGTAGAGGACATCTACCAGGCAGCGGCCAAGCGACAATTGACGCCCACGAACGTGAAGGATCTCACGGCAGACTTCGATAAATCCAGAAGCGAGCAAGGCCAGTCCATCCTGAAGGACCGTGAAGTGTTCTTGAGCAGCATGAAGTCATCGATCACGCATTCCAATCTCTTACTCGGCAAGCTCGACCAGGAAGGGGACATCAATTTCGGGCGGTTTACCAAGCTGGCAATGGATGAGGAAGCTAAGGCTGAGAAGGAGAACCGCGATCCACACGAATTGTATGACGAGAAGAGCAAATACTATCTCGGCAATAAGATGGGTAAGTTCCGCAAGTCGCTGGAACAATCGATGGAGACGATTACGCAGGGCCTGCGGAAGGCTCCATCGAGTGCGACCGAGCAAGGGGGCGTACCAGAGAAGAAGCAGCGGTTGCCTGGTGAAACGCCAGAGCAATATCTGGACCGGATGAAGAAATGAGCGCCGTACAAGAACTGAAACAGCTCCATGAAGCCGGGTTCTCCGATGACGAACTGGGTCAATGGGCGTTGGGGCGACGGAAGGCGTTGTCAGAAGCAGGATTTCGCAATGACGAAATCGATACCTACTTTGGGCATCCGCCGTTCGATCCCAAGCCGCTGGTCGATCAGTTCAATACGTCGCTGGAGCAAGCCACAGCTCCATCTGGAGAAGGCGGACGGCCAATTCCCGTGACGAATTTCATGGACGCGCTGAAGGCTGGCTGGGGCGAATCTATCACAGGCCTCTTACAGGAACGTCCACAAATAACGGTTGCGCCGGATGCGCCAATGGCCTCGCGCATTGCCGGACAGGTTGGCACCTTGGCGGGTGATGTGCCCGCGATGATCGCGGGGTATCTGGCCGGTGGAGCGAATCCCATTACCGGCATGGCTGGCGCGTTCGCGTTGCCTGCCGGTGTCCGCAAAGTGCTGATGGATAAGTACGAGAAAGGCGAAGTGGACTCGTTCCAAGACTTCTGGGAGCGAGCCTCCGGTGCCTTCATTGATACGGCCAAAGGCTGGATAACGGGTGCAGCCACCGGAGCCGTGGGGAAAGTGGTCGGCATGGCTCCTATTCAATCACCTACACTGAAGGCGACGGCTGTTGGAGCAAGTGAAATTGCCACGATGGTCACGGTCGGCAAGGCGCTCGAAGGCCAGGTGCCGCAGCCGCACGAATTCCTGGATGCCGCCGTGACGCTGGGCTTCGTGAAAGGGTCCGCCAAAGTCGCCGGGAAGCTGAGAACCATCTACGCCGAGCACGGCATCAAACCGCAGGATGTGCTGCAAGACATCGAGAAAGATCCCACCATTGCTCAGGATTTAGCGTCAGATCGTATTGCAATCCCTCGTGCATACCAAGATGCTGCGGCTGATGCGGCAGCGCAAGCTCGACGTGGCGAGGTGCCGAAGCCACAACCGACCGGAGAATACGTGGAGACGCCGCCGACCTTGCCGAGCATCCTGGAACTCGCCAAGCAGATGCAGGCGTCGGTCGAGAAGACCAGCGAAACGGGCGCGTTCTTTGAGCCTGGACAGCCGCCAGTCGCAAGGGTGACACCGCCATATGAAGCACGGCCAGCCCCAACGCCGACTGCGAAAGATCTTGTCACCGGCAAAGCCGAATTAGACCGAGCGCGTGAAGCAGAAACGTCTGTATTCGAGAAGTCTCGCGCACTTCGTACTGCAGAAGAGATCTTGCAAGAACGCAACCTGCTCCGCACCGCAGAAGATATGATTGTGAGGAAGGAGCGTCCAGTATTGCGGGAAAAGAAATACATCCCGCCACGTCCGAAGCAATCCCCTGAGGAGATGATGGTGGATAGTACCGGGAGGACGATGACCACTGGCGAATATCTGGCGAAGGAGCTAGAGAAAGAAGGGATTGTCTTCGGTGAAAAAGGAGAGGCGACATGGGAGAAGAGCATTCTCCCCAATGACGCGCAAAAGGCTATTCTCGACCGCATCGTGCAGCATGAGCCAGGAAGCGAAGGGCTCTCATTCAGGGCGCTCTACACCGCTGCGCTCGATAATCTGAATCCAATCCGTATGGCCTTGCGCGATGTCGGCAAAGAGAAAGAGCCGACCGCCGAGAACGCCTACAGCCTGGAACGGTTGACTCGCGGGACGATGGGCAAAGGGACGCAGTTCATCAAGCGCGGCGCGTTCGACTTCAATACCTACGAAACGGTCACGAAGGGGTACGAGGAAATCCTGGCTCCGGTCAAGAAAGATCTGGACGGGTTCCGCGCCTATATCGCTTCCAAGCGAGTCATCGAGAAGTCAGAGCAGGGGATTGAAACGGGGTTCGATGTCGCGCAGGCGCGGGCGGTGGTCAAGGCTGGGGCCGCGAAATATCAGAAGGTGCATGAGGAGCGGCTGAAATATCGCGATGCGATGGTGCAGTACTTGGTCGATAGCGGTATTCTGAGCAACGAGAAAGCGTTTGCTATCAGAGAAGCCAATAAGGATTATGTGCCGTTCTACCGCTTCTTTGAAGACGCTGCGGCTCGACCGTCTGGTGCGGCTGGCGTCAAGCAGCCGATCAAAAAGATGGAAGGTGGAACGGCCAAGATTCTCGATCCGATCATGTCGGACATCAAGGACACATTCCTCTTTATTGGATTAGCTGAGAAGAATGCGGCTCGGCAAGCCTACGTGAAACATCCTGAATTGGCTGAGAAGGTCAAAACGAAGCAGGACGTACTCAGCAAGAAAGAGCTGCAAGAAATCATCGATGAACACGGGGTCAGTGAGGATACGGCACAAAAGATTTCCGCACTCCGCCCTGCCAACTTCCGTGCATCACAAAATGAGATTGCGGTATTCGAGAAGGGCGAGCGCCACGTCTACAAGGTCGATCCCAAGGTCGCCGAAGCCTTTCAGGATCTCGACCGGATCAGTACCAACATGCTGACGGACATGTTGCTGCACACGCCCGCCAATCTGTTGCGGGCTGGCGTCATTGTGACACCGGAGTACATCAGCCGGAACATCATCCGTGATGCGGTCTCAGCCTTTGTCTATGCAGGCTCCAACCCAGTCAAAACAATCAAAGGCGCAGTCTCCATCGCCAGGAAAGATGAGGCGTATCAGAACTGGCTCAAGGGGGGCGGGGCCAATGCGACGATGGTCGCAATTGACCGCGATTACATCCAGAGTCACATCATGGATCTGAACCTCGAAACCGGCGCGTTTCAACGGGCCTGGAATGTCGCCCGCACCCCGCTCGATGTGCTGCGGGCCGCGTCTGAGTTTGTGGAGAACTCGACACGGCTCGGGTCGGTGCGATCGGAGATGCAGCAGGCGAAAGACAAAGCGGCCATTCAAGCCTTGAGCCTGATTGCCCGTGAATCGACGGTGGACTTTGCGCGGCACGGGAAGAACCTGCAAGAATTCGGCAAGATGACTGCCTTCTTCAACCCGACACTCCAAGGGATCGACCGCTTTGCCAGATCCCTGCACGATGCGCCATTGGCGACCACGGCAAAATCGTTAGGCAGCATCACGCTCCCGGCGCTGTTGTTGTGGTGGGCCAATAAGGACGATGAAGAGATTCATAATCTTCCCGCTTGGCAACAGTACACGATGCTAATGGCGCGGGTGCCATTGCCGAATGGGGGATCATTCATCCTGCGAGTGCCGTTAGCCCATGAACTCGGGGTGCTGTTTGCGACCTTGCCGACACGGCTGCTGGATCAATTTGTAAAGGACAATCCTGACGCGATGCGTGATCTTGACAAAACGTTACTGGCCGCCTTCGCGCCGAGCTTCGTGCCGACGGCGATCGCGCCCATGCTGGCGCAGGGGATGAACACAAATGTCTTATCGGGTGGTCCGCTGATCCCGGCCTATCAAGAGAAACTGTTGCCTGAATATCAGTACACCCCGTACACCACGGAATTGACGAAGGCGCTCGGCAGCAAGATCGGCGCGTTCCCTGGTATGGAAACACTCTCGCTGGATCGTGGCCCGTTTGGAGGTACGGCACGCGCACTCACCTCGCCGACGCTCATCGAAAATTACGTCCGGGCCTGGACCGGCGGGATGGGAATGTATCTGCTGCAATTGGCCGATAAAGGGTTGCGTGAAGCGCATGTGTTGCCGGACCCCGTCAAGCCCGCGTGGACGTTGGCGGACATTCCGGTTGTGCGTGCGTTTGTGGCACGGTACCCCTCCGCGTCGGCTCAGTCGATCCAGACGTTTTACGAGGATGCCGACAAGAGCAAAATACGCTACAACACCTTTCTAGAACTGGCGAAGAACGGCGATCCAAAGGCTGCCGACTTTCTCGCGTCGCATCGGGCCGATATGGCCCAGCTCGACGCCTTCACCGAGACCATCTCACAACAGGCGCGGTTGATTCGCATGATTCACAAGAACCCAAGCATTGCGCCGGACGAGAAGCGGCAATTGATCGATACGACGTATTTCCGCATGATCGAGCTATCGCGTGCCGGGAATGCCGTGGCGGCGAGGATGAAGGAGTTGAACCGATGACCAGCGCATCCCAACGCCCCCATAGCTTGTGGCTTTGCGTCAATCATGGTACAACCGCTAGCGAGGTGAGCCCGTGACTGTCTCATCGACACTCAACCGCGTGACCTATGTCGGCAACGACGTGACGACCGCCTTCGCGGTCTCCTTCCCCTTCCATGCGCAAGCCGACCTTGTGGTACTCTCCACGGTCATTGCGACCGGCGTCCAGACGATCAAGGTGCTCAATTCCCATTACACCATCAGCGGGGCTGTGGACAGCTTAGGCCACTATGCGAGCGGCGGCACAGTCACCTTCAGCGTCGCCCCAGCCAGTACGGAGCGCATCTCGATCTATCGAGACCCTGCGAAGACCCAAGCGTTGGACCTCCAGGATGCCAGCATCTTCCCAGCGGAATCGCTCGAAGCGCAGCTCGATTACGCGACCATGCTCGTGCAACGGGTGGCCGATCTGATTGGACGTTCGTCAAGACAGCCTGACGGCGACGCGACCAGCATCGGCACTCTACCATCCTCTGTGACTCGCGCCTCGAAATTCCTCGCCTTCGACAGCAACGGCGATCCGGTCGCCGCTGAGGCTTTCTCCAGCAATCCTGGTTCCACGCCAGTGTCAGCCTATATGGCGACGGTGCTGGATGACATGACCGCGCCGGATGCGCGTCTGACATTGGGCTTGCCCGACATTGCCGCCAAGGGCGATCTGATCGTGGGCTCGGCCAACGATACGCTGGTCACGCTGGCGGTCGGTGCAGTCACCGGCATGGTGCCCGTGGCTGATCCTGCTGCCGCGTCTGGCATTTCCTGGGCGCTCCCTGCACAGCCCAACCCGATCATCAACGGCAATATGGATGTGTGGCAGCGCGGGACGGCGCTGGCTGGTGTCGCTGCCGGTACCGCAACATTTTTACCTGACCGCTTCAAATATACAGGGAATGATACGACCGCCGTCGTGGCGTTGAACCGTTCCGTGAATGTTCCCTCAGTGGGGCAGGCAGGCGTGTTGTTTAATTACAGCTTTGAGATAGACGTGACAACCGCCGATGCCGCCGTTGCGGCAACTGATTATGCTCGCATTCACACCGTCATTGAAGGATTTAATTGGCGTGCGTTCGCGCAACGCACTCTAGTGCTCTCGTTCTGGGCCTTCTCCACGAAAACCGGCATCCATTCAGTTCAACTCAGCAATAGTAATGGCGACCGGACCTATACCGCCGAGTACACCATCACTGTCACCAATACGTGGGAATATAAGACGGTGAGTATCAGCGCTTCTCCGAGTGCGGGGACATGGGATTACGCGACAGGAAAAGGGTTAGAGATCAGTTGGTGGCTCATGGCTGGCACGACCTGGCAAACATCTACGCTAGAAAGCTGGCAAGACCCTGCTCAACCATTTGCGGCCTCATCGAATCAAGTCAACGTCTTCGACAACACCGCCAACTTCTTCCGCCTCACTGGCGTCAAGTTGGAACCTGGTAGCGTCGCTACTCCGATCGCATTTGTGCCGTTTGAGGAAGAGCTGACACGGTGTCAGCGGTATTACCAGAAATCGTTCGCCTATGCTGTTGCTCCAGCTCAGAACACCGGAGACATCAACGGCTGCTTGGCCTGGCCTGCATTGCAAGCGGGAGCGACCGCACAGCGCTCTCCCGTCCTCCAACATTTCGTGAGGATGCGAATCGCTCCGGCGATCATACCTTATTCTCCTGGAGCGGCCACGCAAGAAGCGTACAACGCCACGCGGTCGCAAGTATTAACAGCTACCAGCCTCTTCGGATCTGGAGAGACCGGCAAGTTTGTCATTGCAACAGGGTCAGCGGGCACGCAGATCGCCGATTTGTTAGTGGTGCATTGGACCGCCGACGCGGAACTCTAAGGAGGAGTTTATGGACATCAAGCAATTACACGTGTATCTGAAGAACGCCGTGACGCTCGTCGAGGGCGTGATGGCCGCCGAATCACGCGCTGCGGAGGCGGAGACGAAAGCCAGGCAGGCGGAGAAGCAGGCAGCGACCTTGACAGCGCGAGCGAGCGAACTGGAAGCCGTAGCCGCTCGCAAGATTACGGAGGCCAATGCCAAGGCCGAGGAAATCGTAGCGCACACCAAGAAACAAGCTGAACGTGAGATGCAGGCCTGTCGCGCCCAGTGCGAGACGATGGTGGCCGAGGTGAAGGACGACGCGGGACGCACGGCCAAGAAGCTGAAAGAGGACCGTCTGAAATTGACGGACCTGCACGCGAAGATCGAATCCGCGCAGGCGCAATTGGCGAAGCTCGAAGAGTTCATTGAGTCGAACAAGAAGAAGGTCGCAGCCCTGGTAGCGTAGGAACCGATGCCTAACATCCTCCCGACGATCGAACATGAATGCACGGGGGTTCTGATTTACACCTGGCCCGGCATTGTCGTGGGCGATACGCTGGAACCAGTGAACCCGCTTGGCGGCTTTGCTGATCGCAGCGTGCAGGTGGCCGGAACGCCAGGAGCAGGCTTGGTGATGGACGTGCAAGGCAGTAATCAGCGCCTCAACGGCACCGACTGGGCTGGGCTACGGAATCCGGGCTTGGAACGATTTACTGCGCTCTTCACGACAGCGACGCTCGGGAGCGGCGCGATCCAGCAGATTCTTGAATCGACGCAGCAAGTGCGCGTGGTGCTGACGGGCGGCGATGGGACGACCGCGCTGACCGTTCGGCTACGGTGCGAGGCCTCGTCACGGAGATAACCTAAAGGAGCGAACTATCATGGCACGCAACACCTTTACACATACCAATACGGCAGCGGTCGCCCTCGTCGCCGCCACCGAGAAGTCGGCGTTGCAGCTCACGGCAGGGACAGCGATTGTCGCCGTCACCGGCGTCGATATTACCTTCGACGGGATCAGCAACACCGCCGTGCCGATCATCGTCAAGCTGATCACGACCTCCACGGCAGGGACCTTCACGGCACGCAATCCGATCAAAACGACCGATCGGGCGACGGCCTTGCTGGTAACGGGTGGCGAGAACGCATCGGCGGAAGGGACGAACGCGAATATCATGAAAATCTTCCATGTCCACCCGCAAGGCGGAGTGTACTACCCGTTCAGCGCGAAGTGTGAAATCGAGATCCCCAACGGCGGACGGTTGGCGTTGAAGCTCACGGCGCCCGCCAACGTGAACTGTTTGGCGACACTCCACGGCGAAGAGTAAATGGGTGCACAAGGGACGGCGACGCTCGATTTTGGGGCCTTTCCTGGATCGAGTGTCACGAGCGTTGATGTTGTGGCAACTGGCGTGATTTCGACTTCAGCGGTGGAAGCCTGGATTCGTCCAGTAGCGACCGCCGATCATACGGCAGAAGACCATGTGGCCGTGCCGCTGCGTGTGGTGGGGATGTACCTGTCGGACAACAACATACGCATTTGGGGATTCAACGCCAACGATGTGATGCCACCGATGGAATCGCTGCCGTTGACGAGGCAATTTAATACCAGCACAACACGGCCCGAAGTGCTACTGGCACGACAAAATCCTCCGATGTTGGTGGGGCAATATAACGTGTGGTGGGTTTGGAACTAAGGAGTTACGATGGCTGGACTACAGGTACAGGGTGCGAGTGGAAGTGTCGCGGAAGTCGGGGCGTTTGCGGCCAAAGGCCTCCATTCAATCAATAAGCCGCACGACTATGGTGCGCTCGGACATTATCGCGCCGTTCTCACAACCGGCACCATCGCGGCAGGTATGGCGGCCAACGGCGAGCTGGTGCAGATGCGCTGGGTGGATGCCACCCGCTTCTGCGTGGTTCAGCAAGTTACGGTCTTGGAATTCAGAAACATCACGACGGCCTTTGCTGCGGGTGTCTACCAATTCAATGTCATCCGGTCAACGGCATGGTCGGCAGATGGAACGGGTGGTGGTGCCGTATCTGTCACGGACCCCCAATGTCAGCTTCGTGCCGCCACGATGGGAGCGTCCCTGTTTTCGACGGGATTCAGGCTGGCGACGACAGCGGCTCTTGGTGCAGGAACCAAGACATTTGACACCTTGCCGA